GCACGCCGTGCTGCCCGCCGGGGTTCAGGTGCCCCGCGTAAGGCACGCGCCGCGAAGCGTTCGGGGTAACTCCTGGGAGGACGCCGTCGAGTTGTCGGCGGCGTATGGGCTGGTGTTGGAGCCGTGGCAGGAGAACGTCCTTGAGGGCTCGTTGGGTGAGTTCACGAACGGGATGTGGGCGGCGAAGCAGATCGGTGTCAGTTGTCCGCGGCAGAACGGGAAGGGCGCGATCATTGAGGCCCGCACGTTGGCCGGCCTGATGTTGTTCGACGAACAGTTGATCATCCATTCGGCGCATGAGGCCCGGACAGCGCAGCTCGGGTTTCAGCGGTTGAAGTCGTACTTCGAGAATTACGACGATTTGCGGCGGAAGGTCACTCAGATCGGCAACGCGGTGGCGCGGGAGTACATCCGGTTTCGGTCTGGTCAGGAGATCAGGTTCGTGACCCGATCCAAGAGCGCTATTCGTGGTTTCAGTGCCGATTGTCTGTTGCTGGATGAGGGCCAGATTCTCGGCGACCAAGCCTGGGAGGCGATCCTGTACACCGTCAGTGCGCGGCCGAATCATCAGGTGTGGTTGTTGGGGACGCCGCCGTTGTCGACGGACGACGGGATTGTGTTTGACCGGTTCCGGACGCGTGGTTTGGAGGGTAAGGATCATCGGTCGGCGTGGTTTGAGTGGTCTGCGGAGCCGGCGGCGGATTTGGATGACACCGAGGAGTGGGCGAAGGCGAACCCGGCTCTGGGTGGCCGGATTTCGTACGAGAACGTGATCGCTGAACGGGCGGTAGCCAGTGATGAGGGATTCGCGCGTGAACGGCTCGGTATTTGGGACGGTGGAACGGCATCCCGGGTTATCGCGGCTGACCGGTGGCACGGCTGCGCCGACACCAAACTTAGGGATGTCGGCGGGGAGGTCGCTGTCGCTATCGATGTGTCTCCTGACCGTAGTCAGGCCACGATCGCGTCGGCGGCGTGGACGTCGTATGGGGTTCCGTATGTGGATGTTGTTGAGACGCGGCGCGGGGAGCCTGATTGGGGTGTGGACAAGTTTGTGGAGATCTGCGGGCGGCATGAGGTGCGTGCGGTCGTGATTGACGGCCGGTCTGCGGCGACGACGTTGGTGGATCCGTTGCGGCAGCGGGGTGTGACGGTGACGGTGACGCAGGCGGCGCAGATGGCGAAGGCGTGTGGCGGGTTTTATGACGCGGTGATGGATGGGCAGTTGAAGCATTTGGATCAGCCGTCTTTGAATGTGGCGTTGTCGGTGGCGCGTCGGCGTGCGATCGGGGACGGCGGGTGGGGCTGGTCGCGGCGTGACAGTGATGCGGATATCACGCCGATCGTGGCGTCCACGTTGGCGTTGTGGGGTTTGACGACTTCCGAGGTTGATTCGCAGCCTCGGGTCCGGACTGGGAAGGCGGCGTTCGTCTAGATGTTGGACGAAGAGGAGATCCGCACCGTTGTCCGCGATATGTGGCAGTTGCATCAGGACGAGCTCGTCGCTCTGGACCGCGTCTACGAGTATGTGAACGGGATGCGGGGTTGGCCGGCGATCCCCGACGGCGCCGAACAAGAAATCCAAGACCTCGCACGGTTGTCGGTGAAGAACGTGTTGTCGTTGGTGCGGGATTCGTTTGTGCAGAACCTCAGTGTGGTGGGGTATCGGGACGCGTTGGCGAAGGAGAACTCGACGGCGTGGACGTCGTGGCAGAAGAATCGGATGGACGCCCGCCAGGTAGAGGTCTATCGGCCGGCGATCACGTATGGCGCCTCGTATGTGGTGGTCACCAAAGACGATGAGGTGGGGGCGTTGTGGCGCTCGCGTAGTCCACGGCAGTTGTTGGCGGTGTATGAGGATCCGCAGACCGATATGTGGCCGCAGTACGCGTTCGAAACGTGGATTGATCAGTCGGATGCGAAGCCGTTCCGGCGTGGTGTGTTGTATGACGACGCGGTGATGTATCCGTTGGAGTTCGGTGAGGTGCCGGTGTTGCCGCGGGACCGTAACGCCACCGACGTTGCGCGGGCAGCCGGGATCCGCGACTTCGGGGAACCGGTAGCGCATGGTGCTTCTCAGTGTCCGGTGGTGCGGTTTGTGAATGCTCGTGATGCGGAGGATGTGATCGTCGGGGAGATCGCGCCGTTGTTGACGTTGCAGCGGGCGATCAACACCGTCAACTTCGACCGCCTGTTGGTGTCCAGGTTTGGTGCGTTCCCGCAGAAGGTGATTTCGGGTTGGAGCGGCACCGAATCGGAGGTGTTGAAAGCGTCGGCGAAGCGGGTGTGGACGTTTGAGGATCCCGACGTCAAAACGCAGTCGTTCCCGCCCGCGAGCATGGAGCAGTACAACTCGGTGTTGGGGGAGATGCTGGAGCATGTGGCGATGGTGGCGCAGATTTCGCCGGCGCAGGTCACCGGGAAGTTGATCAACGTGTCTGCGGAGGCGTTGGCGGCGGCGGAAGCGAACCAACAAAGGAAGCTACAAAGCAAGAGGGATTCGTTCGGTGAATCGTGGGAACAGACATTCAGACTCGCAGCCCAAATCGACGGGGACACCGCCACATCCGATGATGAGTCGGCGGAGGTGGTGTGGCGTGACACCGAGGCCCGCGCTTTCGGAGCCATTGTGGACGGGATCGCTAAGTTGGCGGCCGCCGGTGTGCCCATCGCCGAGCTGTTGGAACTCATCCCGAATTTGACGCAGCAGAAGATCCAGGCGATCAAGGACAGTGTGCGGCGTGGGCAGGCGACGCAGTTGATCACCGCACTTACCCGCCCAGCGCCCCCGCCGCCGGGACAGATGCCGCCGAACGGGCAGCAACCGCAGGAGCCGCCTCGTGTGGCGGAGGGTGTGAATGCCGTCCCAGGATGAGGTCGATGGGTTCCAGGCGATCATTGGACGTTTGGCCGCTCTGGCTGGTGATACGGCGGCGACCATCATGCGGGAAATCGACGAGGCCGAACGCGCCGATGTTTATCCGGCGGCGGTGGAACCGTTCCTCGACGCGTCGTCGCTGATCTCGGCGGAATGGTACAACGGCCTGTCGGATGCCCCGTTCACTGCGGAGCCGGCGCCGGTAGCCGACGCGGAAACGCTGCGGTACAAGACGGACTGGGCCGCGACAGAACCGGACCCGCCGCAAGCGTTGAAAGACGCCACTGATCGGCTGGTGTTCTCCGCATCCCGGGACACCGTCGTCGACAACGCCGAACGTGAAGGTGTCCGGTACGCGAGGCATGCGTCGGAGGACGCCTGCCCCTGGTGTTCTATTTTGGCGATGCGCGGCCCGGTGTATCACAGCGCTGACACCGCCACTAAGAGTCACGATGCGTGCAAGTGTGTCGCGGTGCCGGTGCGTGACGGCGACAGCTACGACGAGCCCGAATACGTCGAAGGGTGGCGGTCGGAGTATCAGAATGCCCGCGACGAGACCGGGTCAAAGAACATGGACGACATCGTGAATTCGATGCGCCGCGCACGGCACCACGACGACCCAGAAGCCAACCGGGCCTACGCCCGCGAGTACTACGAAACGAACAAAGACTACATCACGCGGCAGCAGCGGAAACGCTACGCCAACACCAAAAACGTAACCTGACAACAGGTTAACCGCCCCGCCCAGCGGCCAATGGGCAGACCCAACCCCCTACATGAGGGAGAACTGTTGTGTCCGAAGAATATTCACCCGAACCCGAAACCACCCAAGAACAACCGGCCGAAGAGTTCGAGCCCATCACCTCCCAAGAAGAGTTCAACAAACGCATCGGCGAACGCCTCGCAGGAGTGAAACGCAAATACGCCGACTACGACGAATTGAAAAGCAAGGCAACAGAATTCGATGCTTTGCAGGAAGCGTCGAAGTCGGAGGTTCAGAAGCTGCAGGAAAACTATTCGACCCTGCAGAAAGAGTTGAACACCGAACGCCGTAAAGCGTTCGCCGCCGTGAAGGGTATCCCCGTCTCGGCTGTCACCGGCGACACCCCCGAAGAATGGGAAGCCGCCGCCGAAGCACTACTGGCCTGGCGGGCCGAACAAGAGAAACCGAAAACCGCCAAGACCACCAGCTCGACGACTCTGAAATCCGGTGCCACCGGATCGGATTCGCGGCTGGACCCGCAAGAACGCGCCGCCGCAGCCCTGCGGCAAATGCGACACCAATAAACCCGAACCACCCCGGTGAGGGTCACCTGAAAGGAGCCACATCGTG